GCGCATCAGTCTTAATGTATCAACACAATTAATATAATAGTCTATATCGTTAGTAAAAAGCCTAGATCAAAAGTAACTTACTTAAAACATATATCAGTTAGACTGCAGATATGGATGCATCGGGGTCTAGCAACTCGGGTTATCCTGAGGTTGTACTAACACCACGTGTGGAAGTTACTCCTAAAGATCTACTTCATAGTATCGTAACATGGAGTGATGAAATATCAGAGGCTGAGCGTCAGATGTTTATCGCTAGTGTTCAGTTGGATAGATTTATTAGGCAGCCATTTGATACATTCTCATCTAGCGGTGCTGACATCTATTGGGTTGGTAATGCTCCTGAATACCCGTACCTAGTTAAGATTGTTAGAAATCAAACATCTTACGTTGCTGCCTTGATTCGTGAGTTCCACGTTGGTGGTTGTCTCAATCGGAAGAAGCTAGATTGTTTTGTTCGTACTCTATGTTTTGCATCTGGTGGGCAATATGTATACTTAGTGCAAGATAGGGCCCCAGGTTTGAGATTCTCGGAGTGGATCCATCCACCGGAGTTGTCTCAGATAACACAACATGGTTACAAGTCTAGATTTGAACTATGGTTGGAGAATCCGGTTGTGATGAAGAACTTTCAAACTGTGGGAGCTCATGTACTGATGTGTATCAAGAAGTTCCTACAAAGTAATGTAACGTTGTACAATGTGGACTTAGATTCCGTGTTCGTTGAAGGACCACCACCTAACCAGGAACCAGATCCTAAACACCCGTACAAAATAAAGTTTGTATCATACCGTAAGGCGCACGTACCGGAATTTACATCAAATTCTATGTTCTACCTGAGTAGAGAGAATGATAGAGTTATAGATCATGCTCCTGGTTTGTTTGATGGCGCTATTGACTATCAGTTGTTCCTCACTAACTTGTATCGTCTAATCTACATGGAACGGGATATCAATGAGAAGAATGAGATACTGGAGATCTTACCCAGGGCCACTCTTGTGCCAATGTGGCCACGTCCAGAGTCTAGGGTCATGGCTTATATGCGAGATGTTATCCTGTTGCCAGTGTCTCCTAATACTGGAGTTCTATCCGCGATAGATCTAGTTAAGGATTATGTTAAATTCGCCACTGGTCTAGCGGTAGAGAAAGGAGCATATTTCGTGAAGAAAGCCATGTTCGACGCATACCCACCACATGAGAGAAACATAAAGACGTGGGTAGCTCTCATGGATACGTATGTCGAACAATATCCGCAAGAACTAACTAGTTATCGCTGGCGTATGGGTGAGGCCTGGAATTATACTTGGCATACTGCTAGACAAGCGTATTTCAATTCTCCAGATTATCAGGCGTTGGTTAACATGGTCCAACAATGGTTAAATTATATCAATTAAGTATTATAGCGTATGTAAGTTTTTAAAAAGTAACTGCTATCGGTAACGTCAGTAGACTGTATAACATTTCATAGTTGTTAGAGATATGTCAGTGATCGCTGATGCAGAACTAGAATACACCCACTACTATCGTGACACCTATTTACATATTCCATATACACCATGCCAGAGGGTCCAGAAGCATATATCACTTCTGCATTTATAAATGGATTATGTTGTGGTAAGACTATAGTTAATATCCAATGGGATACTTACGTCAAACAAGAGGATCTATGCTACGTAACATATCCTGCAATTGTTAATGTAGTTCACTCATGGGGTAAGAAGGTAGTAATGCGATTGAACAATGGACAAATTATTATGACGAGCTTGGGTATGGACGGCGTATGGACAACTGAACATACAGGACGTGCGTCTGTCACTATTACCTTTGGTACGCCAATGGACGGTATGTATATTGAAGATTTTAGTATCTATTTCAGTCAGAAGCGACCACTAGGTCATGTATATGGTATTACCACACCAGACCAACTTAAACATCGTTTTAAAGATGTTGGTACTTGTATCGTCAACAGTCCGTTAACCTTCGAATCCTGGTTACCTTTGATTACTAAACGACCTAACGAATTAATATGTACTGAACTTCTTGAGCAAAAGAGGATAGCAGGTGTTGGGAATTACTTGCGTGCTGATATACTATGGTATGCTCAAATAGACCCACGAACTCTAGTTGGACAATTAACTATGACTATGTTGTGGCGTCTACATGAGGCCACATATCGTGTTGTACACAAATCGGTTAGAGATCAAGGTTACAGTATACGCGATTGGAAGAAACCTGATAGCAGTGGTGGCGATTACCAGTCGGTAGTATATGGTAAACTCAACGGCGAGGATCCGTTAGGTAACCCCGTTGAATTCTTTGAAGATAAGCCAGACAGGAAGATATGGTGGGTACCTGCTGTACAGAAGTATTATGATACGGAATCGTTGAATTTACTCAATAGATTCTGTGTCTAGCATTGTGTAGCTTTTAAAAAACTATACGGATAACTAACGAGGGTAGGCGACAGGGTGGCTGGATAACTAATTTACAGTCATCTCAAACTTGATACCGCGAATAAAATCCAGCACCTCGTCGCGTTCTTCCTGAGTAGGTTCCCGAGTTACACCACCGTGACCCTTAACATGTAAAACCCCAATCTTTCCGGTCTTGGGGTCCATCTGCATAGTCCACGCACCCTTGTACTTGTCTAGTACCATCTTATGTACCTTCTTGGTATGATGAGCAATAAGTACCACTATATCAATAGGAGCCTTCTGCTGTGGTTTAGGTTGTACAACGGGAACTGCTGGTTTTGGTTGTACAACGGGAACTGCTGGCTTGACTGACGCTGGCGGAACGACCGGAGGTACTTCTGGTACTGAAGGGGCACTGATGTTACATTGTTCGAGAGGTTTACCAATAGACTCCATCGCAGATTCGTCGTTTACATCTGCTGTTACATCCTCATTTTCGTCCACCGTTTCGATGATGGTTCCGTTGATAATTTGAATGTTATCCGCGCTATTAGACTGCATTTCTTAGGTAGCTGTACTTTGATGCTGACAAGTTGAGGCAACAAACCCAAAACATAGGATCCTACCTCACATTTATCACCGATTTATGTCATAACTCTAGCAGTTAGAGGATTGACGTTTAATATTTTAACAATCATCACATAATCGGAAGTATGGGTAGCGATCAATCTAGAACAGGTTTTACCGTAGAACATCAGCAGTGGTTAGCTGGTATTTCTAAACATTTACCACTAGTTTGTAGTTTATCGCCAATATGGAGAAAGACCTTTGAGTCTTATCCATACGTCATATGTTGCACGTCTAACAATGGTAGTCGGAGATATGTGAGTAAATTGTTGACTTCTTATTTTCCTGCTGCAGCTGACTACCGTATGTTAAATTATACATTTATCATCAAACGATTGACTGGAAGAATTGGCACCGCTGACGACATTGATTTTATTAATGCCATGATATTCTGTGCTGCGTCTGGGTAGGATGAATTATGTATATATTTTCCGATATGACTTGGTGTTATACACCAGTTTTTAAAAAGACCGTGAGCAATATGAGTTACCACGGAGCTTCTTTGTGGAATGCCCTACACGGTACTATCTCATCCTCACCCAAATATAAATCATCCATCTCCTTGGAAGATAGACTTAGATACTTATCATTCTTATCATCACCCCTATCGGATCACTACAAAGATAATCAAGAAATGGCATCTGACAACCAAACCACTACCACCCAGGACGCTACCGAAGCGACTCAGAAGACCAAAATTTCCGTCAAGCCGTTGGAAGCGGTACTTGGTCCAATGGAATCAACTTACATTACTTATCCTCCGGAGCTTTACGAGACAAAGCCCCGAGAACAAACCATGGCCCGTACATGGAGAGGCGAATGTCCTGCTCCTACCGACTTCGGCTACGTGAAACCTGTAGAACAGGCACAGGGTCGCGCGTGGAGAGGCGGTGTTCCTCCTACCATTGAAACTCTACCTTCCCCGTCTTCGCCAGCTGACGAACCTACTCACGTGGAGGAGATCGACAGCGAAGGGAGCGTTGAAGGGTACGGTGATGGATATATTGGAAATTTCAAGTTGTCTCCTATGGATGATGGACCTTCGTGTGAGAGGAAAGTGTGGAACTACGGTAGGTCCGATCACACCGATGTCAACTTGATGTTGGAGAAGCTATCACTGGAAAAACAAGTTCAAGGCTTCCGCGACGGTGATGCTATATTCAACCGCAAGTCCTTCCAGGAGACTCTGGACGCTCATCTGGCTGAACTTGAGGCCAAGGGAAGCAACGGTCTTGATAACGATGGCGATGATGGTCACATAGAAGATCCGGTTGACGAATTTATAGATGGAGTTTCCCATCATACGCTCAATGAAGAGCATCTGAAACCCCACCCTCTTTATCACGATAGCTTCCTCGATAGAGATAGAGCTATCAGGGAACGCGTGCGTACTCTTCCGTTCTCCTCGACCGCTGATGAACCGGAGTTGACACAAAGTATAACCGATGTTGTTGCAGAGAAGTGCCAACATTGCCACAGTACAGAGTTCGCTAAGAGTTGCGTGTATGCTGGTGAGGAACTTCGAAAGGTGGCACTATCATGTAAGAAGTGCTGTCATACTAAGGTTGTCCCAACTTACTACCCTACACCCAGTGACCACAGTGAAGAGGATCTGAAACCATTTCCTGGTCTGGTCAGTGACTGGAAGGAAAGGAAGCACGACACGCCGATACCTTGCGACTTTCCCAAGACCAAGATCACTACGACCACTTCGCCTCTAGTCGGTCAAACTTGTTACGACTGCAGAGGTGGACAGATGCATCAACGCTGCGATATGGTAGGCGATACCCTATGGAAGCGTACCGAATACTGCGAGGACTGCGGTAAACACACCACTCAAGAGTTTGACGTCAAACCACCTGGTCCTGAAACTATTTCGGAAATAGTTTCGGAAACTATTTCGGAAAGTCAGCATGTTCGCTCTGGACCCCCTGATATTCATATAGATCCTACCGCTACGGCGGGGCGTATGGCAGAACCCTGGAAACCAGTCACTGACCCTAATCTAGGTGTTACCTACGGTTACAACGATGCTGACGGTAAGGGCTGTAGTATTATGGATCCTAAGCTAACTAACGTAATGACCGATGAGTTGCATACGTCCCACTCGGTGGAGAAGAG